AAAATGATTATATCCTAAAGGTGTAGATGTCATTAAAACTTTTGTTGTTTCACCAGCCATAATAGTAGGATAAGTAGAAGTAAAGAATTCTTCTGCAACATTATTAGGTACAATTGCAGCCTCATCAATATATAACCAGTTAACAGATTTACCTCGAATGCCTGATATTGAAGTAGCTGAAGTAAATATCTTACTTCCGTTTTCTAACTCCACATCACCTTTATTCCACGTCTTAACACCTTGTTGCATCCAAAGCGGAAGATTCTCATACATTATTTGATAACGGTATAGAACCTCTCTGGCGGATGCTGACTTATTAGCTAGAATAGCAACTGTCTTGTTTGTTTGAAATAAAGTGTAATGAAGAATGCATGCAGCTGATGTAATTGTCTTACCTTGTTGACGTCCTTCCATTATGATAACTTTTCTGTTATCCATAATTGTAGCTACTTTTTCTTTTTGACATTCATATAGCTTAAATGGCACTAATCCTGAATCAAGAGAAACTATTTGACAATATGACTCGATAAAATAAATTGGATCAGAACCACATCTTATAATTTCTTCAACTTGTTCTTTTGTATATTGATGTTCCCAGCCAATCTGTTTTAGATTACTGTTACCATTGTAAGAGTTAATCTTTAGACTTGACATCTATAGTTTCTTTTCTTTTGTCTTCAATTTGTTTGATAAGATCGCTAGTCGACCCAGTAAATAAGATATTATTTTGAGTCTTAATAGTAGTCTTATCATCTTCTATATCCTTTAATTGTTTATGTATATCCAATAAGTCTTTGGCAACTTCACTTTGTGTTTTCATTAATTGACCAGCTACTTCAAAATCTCTACCTTTTTCAGAAGACTTAGCAATTGATATCATTTCTTTTATTGCATCATTATTTGTATTAATAAGATCTCTTATAGTACCTCTAGTTAAATCAAAATCACTTTCCTTTTTATCATCACTTGTTTCTTCTATCTTAGCTAAAGGAGTAGCTTTTGGTATTTCTCTCTTAGCATCAAAAGGTTTCATATCAAATATTTTTGATAATTTTTCAAAATCATCCATAATTAAAAGTCCTCAAATTTTTCAATAAATGAAGTAACATTACCTGCTACTTGATTGGTATTAGCAGATACAGAATAGTTTTGCAATCTATTTTGTAATGCCTCGTCACTAAAGTAATTGACTTTGGCAAACTGAATAAGACCTTGCTTAGTTATTGGTCCATAGAAGTTAAGTTTAACTGTAAAACTAAGAGTCCATATTATAGCTCTTCTTTGAGTAAACTCTCCTTCATATTGATCATCATAACTTATATCATCTAATATAATAGGCAAATCGTTTTGTATGTTTAACTCTGGTATAGCAGTTATACTTAAATTAAAGTCGGGATTAAAGTAAGGTAATATCTGTTCAAGTATTTGTAATCCATCATCTTGATTCTTTGCATAGATATACAAAGCTACATTTATATTATAAGGTGATGGTGCATATTGTGTTTGAGCTTCTGTTCTTGAAGAAATCTGTCTACTTTGTTGTACATAACTAACTCTTCTATTAGGATCATAATTAATAGATAACATTTCAAAAGCCATTCTTGGAAGAATAACTTGTACATCTTTTTTAACATCAGCATCAGTTATAGCAGTTATTCTAGCTAAAAACTTTTGTTTAGGAGCATATGATAAAGGTATCTTTAATGTTTGAATAGCCTCACCATCTGCATTCTTTCTATCAACATACATATTGTTAAATAGATTACCAAATGATACAATAGCTTTTCTTATAGTGGAATGATAAAATTTTTCTAACATTAGTAATCACCAAATGGGTTTCGTTCAGAAAAATCTAATATTCCAGCACCTTCTGTTTCAAAAGCTCTGTTTTGTGAAAGCTCATCTATATCAGATATATTAAATGATTCTAATATTATACTTGAATTAGAAGTATATTCATAAAATAATTTACCTCCAGTCTCATTAAGTATTTGATAATTTTGTATATCAAGACTATCAACTCTTTCAATATCATCTACATCTAGTATTCCTGTATCAACATTTTCACCACTATACTGGAAGAGTTCACATTGTAATTGGAACACATATAGTTTACCAATTTGGAAGAATGGATCTGTACCTTCAACTTTCCTTATTTCAAAATAAGATTTAGTTAATGGAAAATAAAGTAAATCACCTTCTGCAGGTCTTGCTGCTAATTGTACTGATCCTTCTCTTTGTACAGATTGTTCCCATCTTCTTCTTGATACGATAAAGTTAGCAGTATCTCTTAACTCTACACCAAACTTAGTTAAAAGATCTCCTTCACCTTGAAATCCATCTATATCAGAAAGATACATTTCTAAAGGATATGCTTGAGTAAATTTACTTAATGGGTCTTCTGTTAAGATGTCATCTTGATTTACAGTAGTTCTAGGTAAATAAAATACTTCAAAACCATATATCTGTAAACATTCAATAATAAGATCTTCATGGAGAAGCTGTTCTGAACTTCTTCCAATATTTAAACCTTGTTGGAAATAATGATTTATGGCCATTATGCTTGAAAGAAATCAACTGGTAATTGATATCTGGAATCTGCATCAGCTTCTAATTTTTCTAATTCTTGTATTGCTTCATCATAAATTTGTTGTCCATTCAATGTTACTCCTCCTGGAAGTTGAACTCCTTGGAATTTTTTAAGATTGTTCCCCCATTGTTTTTTCATTTGAGCAGTTACATATTTTTTTAAATATAAATCATTATATACATCAGTAAATGCATTAGGATCTAAAATTCTATAACATTCAACTATTAAGAATTCACCTGCAGTTATATCTCTTTGCCAGTCCATATCAATGTGCAGTCTATTTTGATGTCTATTGAATCTTATAGGTTTTTGACCAACCAATAATTGATTGAGTAGTGATAATTGTTTTTGTACTTGATAAAAATAAATTATATCTGTAGATTGTAATGAATAGATATCATTAAGAAGTATTTGATATCTAGCATCAAATAAATCTATTCCTCTAGATCTTGAATCAAACGGTAAAACTCTTTCTACACCAATAATTGCATCATTTAATGTAACATACTTATCTGAAATGTTATTAGAAGTAACTTCATGCTTTAGATAAATTCTTTCTACACCATCAAAATGATATTCTTGATAAAATTGTAAACTCAATTCTAAAGCATCTTCTTCTTGATCTGGATCTAAGTTTACTTCAATAACAGGTTCACCAAGCTGTCTTTTAGCATAAGCTATAAGTTCATCTCTTGAAGCAGGTCTACTTGTACTCATTTAGTGATCTCCGGTGAAACTACTACTATTCCTTCTGCAACTCTTTCTGTTTCTCCTGTAGTGTTGCTTTTCATTTCAACATCATAAAGATATCTAGCAGCTGTGACATTAGTTGTTGTATTAGAATTCATAGTCAAGAAAACATTTCCATCTGTTCCATTTGGTATTTGAGCAACAAATGCAAACCCATTAGCTGACTTAAAAGATCTTTTGAATTTTGATTCTACAGTATGACCAGAGATGTTTCTTATCTCTCCGATAGGATTCTTTACAGTAATGTTTGCTTTAAAGGTTGTACCTTGATCTAGGAACAAGTTAAAAATAGTAGCCATATGTTCTCCGTTGTATGCCTACTATTTATAAGAAGAAAATTATTAAATTATTCCTTAGTGAACTTTAATATAACTGTACCAGATCCACCTGCTCCTCCAGCACCTGCTCCAGGGTTTCCTCCACCACCGCCTCCCCCACCACCTCCTGTTCCAACGTTTCCAGAAGTAGCTAATTGTTTAGTACCAGTAGCATATCCACCATTACCGCCCCCACCATTACCACCTTTATAAGTTAATGTAGTAGTTGGAGTTCCAGAACCACCTGCTCCCCCACCAGCATAAAATTGTAATGAACCTGATATAGTTGCTGCTATTCCATTACCACCAGCTGCTCCTTTTAATGCTGGACCAGCTGCTGTAACTCCATTTTCAGAAGCACCTGCACCACCCCCACCACCTTGTGAGCTTGGTCCACCGCCTGATCCACCATTGAATCCTTGATATGCAAATAAAGGTGCAACAGATCCTGTACGACGTGGTGAAATGTTTTCACCGGTGATAGAATTATTATATGCACCTATGTTACCACCACCAACACGAACTGTAGATGGATAACCTCCACCTCCTCCACCAGATCCTCCAGCAAAAGCAATATCTGATGTTCCACCACCAAACCCACCTGTTCCACCACCATTAGTAGAAATCATTACTAATGGTGAAGATCCAATTAATGTTAGATTAGTATTTCCTCCATTAGTTCCTCTTACACCATCACCTGTCATTTCTCCACGAGCACCACCACCTCCTACCTCAATTCTAAGATTTTGTCCTGGTGTAACAGTTAAACCTGTTCCTAAACGTAGACCTCCAGCACCTCCACCACCACCGTGGTTAGATGCTCCTCCACCTCCACCTGAAATAACCATGTATTCTACTTTGTTATATCCTTGAGGAACAACAATTGTTTGTGTGCTATTAAATATTTTAGTGATAGCATTTCTTGTAT